CCCACAAAATAGCGTTAACGGTATTAGACCCGAGTGTTCTGTAAATCGCATTGTCATCGACGACGGTACCATCCGTCTCAGTGGGCGCAAAATTTTGATAATCGCCGGTACGACTACCTGCTAGAAATTGAGGATAATCGACGCCACCTAGCAGCCATAACCGGTCATCATAAAACACGCTGGCCACTGGCCAACCGGTTGTGTTGCTGTAGGTACCTAAACGCCAGTCAATGTTCGCGACAGTAGGGAACGACCCGTCTTGAATACTGATAGTGACGACCGTGGTACTCGTGAACACCGTAATGATTGCCCACGCCCAGTTGCCACCTGACTTCATTCGGACATGGCGCCCGACATCAGTCGACTTAAAACCTTCGTCGTTATTGATACCCGTTATCGCAGACGCTGTTAACGTCGTAGTGCCTGTGGCCGCGCCAGCAACCATTGTCGTTGCGGTGATATTTGTATTCAGATAGGGACCATCAGTTAAGTCCAACGCGCCGATTGACCACGAGGTGTGACTGCTTCGAATCAACGTCTGTGGCTCATAGCTCTTATGTGTTAAATATAATACGTCAGCTGACTGGGTGAACTTAACCTGGAACAAGTCCGCCTCAGCATACGGTGTCGTCAGTTGCGTTATTTTTGCTGACGTGCCGCCCGAGGTGTAAGTCAGCCCCGTCGTATCAAGGCCAACCAGCTCATACGTGTTAGTCGTCGAATTCGCGATTTCAAATTGTTTATTAACGACAGGCATGTCACCGACCACGCCCGTGATAAAAACGAAGTCGCCATTCGATTTAGTGTGTCCGGTATCCGTCACAACAGCGGGGTTCGCTGCAGTGATATTCGTTATTGCGGTTGCCGCTTCAGTGATGAGGCCGTTGTTACGGATAAAACGTAAATTCTGGTCACCCCAAACGAGCACGTAAGCCTGCTCGACATTGAACTGAAATGGCATAAGTCTTGAAACAACAGAGTGGTCTTTCGTCGCAGCTACATACTTGGTGCCAGGTCGACGTGACAGCGGACCTTGTACCAGTGGCACATAATTTTCACAGACTTGAAGACTAAACGGGTAGCGTGCAAGGTCGACTCGGCCGTAGAGCAGTCCTGACCATTCGCCCCCGTTGAAATTATTAGCGAGTGGGGCTGACTTAGCCATTGGCTAGTGCCCCGCTGTCACCCACGAATCAGGTGGTGGCGACTGGCTTTGCTTCTCGAAAGCATTAATCTTTTTCGCTTCGGTAATGGCCATGTCGTACGCATCGTTCGCGGCAGACTGTTTAGTGGTGGAACCGGTAATGTCCTCGCACAGTAGATACGCCAACTTCGCTGACACTGCATCTCGGAATAGTGCATCCATCAGATTCGGGTCAGTTATCTGCTTTATGTAACGAAGATACACGACATTCGCATCAGAGGTGACAATGTGACGTCCTTCGAGCGTCCAGTCATTATCTCCGTTTTGCGTATCGTGTTTAGGGATTAAAGGACGAATGCAATCCGTCGGTAATAAAAATTTGTAGGTTTCACCGAACGCAGGGGCTTCTGCATCGGGTGCTAAGGCGACTCGGGTGATGGCGAAGTTCCACGCATGTTTACGTAGTTCCGCATCCCTGACCTGCTCATAGTGGTCGTTGCATCGGGTAGCGTTAGGACTGGTGTCGGTCGGTGGAAACGCCGATATGCGCTTCGCCCCCAACAACTTCATCCCAACATTGCATATACTTACTTCGGAAGCCATGAAAGGTCACCTTACGCAGGCGGCCAGTCGCCTTCCATTATATGTTTTTCAATTTGATGAATTGCTTCTAAGACTTGACGTCTGTTATCCGCAACTGCCAAATCGACTGTGATTTCGAGAACGCCGCTCGTTATAGAGCCGCCGACTATCTCTGCCACATCGATTTTGGTTTCATCTTTACCAATATTGTATTGTCGTGTTGCCACAGTAATTCTCCTGACTTAATTCAAAATCTCCCCCGACGAATCGGGGGATATAAAAGTACCAAGCTGCTTACTTTTTGCTGAAGAACAGGTCAATAACGATATCGCCTGACGACGGAAGCGCCGCAGTACCAACCGTTAATATAATATCTTCTTCGATATCATCAGGGTCACTGTTACCCGAATCAGTACTGAGGTTATTGCCATCATAAGCAATACCCGCTTTCGCTGGGTCTGCTTTGAGTGCCGCTGCAGTACCAAATACATTCGGGGCATTAGTCGCCGTCTGGACAGCTGCTGCGCGGTACGCATCATCATCCGAACGTGGACCAATTTTAACGGTAGCCGAGCCTAATGTAGCGCTCACGACCAGTTGACCACCTGCAAAAGCTTCACCGACTTTACGTCGACCTAGCACGATGGTGTCACCGTCTGCCTGACTGGCTGCAGTGATAGTCGCACGTCGACGAATTAATCCGCCACCATGGACATCAGCTTCAACCTTTTCTTTCGGTAAGGTTCCATCAATAACCCCTACCATTTCTATTGAGTATGTTTCTGCCATTTTACTTTACTCCACTAAAATGAATTTAATTGCTATCTCACCAAGGTGAGCATACTGGGTTACTGACTATTATTCAGAACACTTAATTTCGTACACTTTACCTTCTTGTGTACGAGTACCGCCTAAAGTGCCTTCCATGTAAACCTGAGTGATGTACTTCTTATCAGGACGTGGACCAATCATGGTCTGCAAAGAGTTCCACATGCCGACGTGAATTGCATCACGGGTGTAAACAGGGATTCTACGGTAACCACTACCATCAACCGGTAACTTGTTGTAAACAGGTAACCAGGTCAACCCCATGAAGTTCTTGCCGGTCATCTTACCATCGACAAGTGCTTGCACAGTCGAGTAGTCCTTATGCGTTACCTCAGTGGTACGCAATAAGTCACTTAACTGCTTTTTGCCGATAGCGATGAACAACTCTTCTTCTTCATCGATTTCATTGCCACGAGCCAATTCAATGACTTGAGTCAACTTTTCAAGGTTAAGACCGGTTGCACCTGCAGCACCCGCACTTACTGAAACGACATTATTCGTGTCGAACGCAGTACTGGTCGCGCCATTTTTACCGGTACGTGCAGTGCCGAAATATGACGCAGCAACCACTGCATCGATTTTACGGTTCCACGCAGCCTGCATGGCGGCGACATAAGGTGACGTAGGACTACCAAGCTGACGGATTTCGTCTTGCTTGGAAACAGGTAGCGCTAAATCATAATCGGTAGGGAAAACCCAACGTTGTTTGTGGTCGATATCCGAAAAGTTCGTATCACCGTGTCTTTCGACCGCTTCTTCGAACTCAACTTCACCGAACTGTTTGACTACTTGAGCCGACTCGCCTTCATACGGCGCCATAGTAACTGAGCGCCCTAAGCGAGACTCTTTTTGTTGCAGCAATAGTTCAACGTTTTCTGTGAACGATTGACTAAAATGTTCTGGAATTTCAAAGGCCATTTTACTGCCCCTCCAAGTTAATTAAATTGTCTAATTAGTTTGTGGGGTGTTCAGCAAAGCTGGCCCGAATTTTCAGGTTCACAGTGGCGCTAGGCGGTATTCACTGCTACTTCTGTCACTACTTTTAAGCGACTATATGCAACACGCTGACTAAAATCAAGTTTTCTGTTCAGTATCTTCCGCTGGTGGCGTGTTCCGAACATAGTTCTCAATCTTTTTGGCTTCGGTAATACGAGCGTCCGTATCCGTCATGGCGGCCGTACTGGCCACCAATCGGTACGCTTCGAGGCGTATTTCCTCGTTACTCAACGCCATTATTTCGCCACCGAATTAGCGAGCGTTTGCAACTCTGTCCACTTGGCATTGTTCACCTTGTGGTTAGGGTGCTTGGCATCAAACAGCGATTTAGAGAACTCTTGGTCACCTTTTAAGCGAACCATCTCTGCTTTAGCACGCGCTACCGTATCCGCACCGGTGTCCGCGCCACGCAATGAGGCAATGAACGAATCTTCGCCTGACATCTTGCCCAGCTGACCGAATAACTCAATCATCGGTGCAGTACCTACTTTGTTTTCAATACGTTGCAACGCATCTTTACTCAAGCCGAGCGCTTTGACTAATCGCTGACCCATCGCCATGCTTTCGTTAAATCCTTCCTCGCCCAGTGTCTTTTTCAGTGTACCGAGCTCAGCGTCTTCAGCTTCTTTCGACTGAACGCTCCGTTTTTCTTTCATCGTACCTTCGAACTTCAGATACTCGTCAAAAAACTTGGCGGCCTGGTCTTGAGTGTGACCGAGCTTATGCGCAGTCGATTTAAAGAACCCAAGCAGGTCTTCGTTCAACTTGGCATCTTCCGGTACTTCGAATTTATAATCGTCCGGTGTCGAAGGTCGGCCTATTTTACTGAAAAACGCATTCGCGGACTCTTCGTTAGCGAAATCCGGCATTTCAATTACCGTCGGGTCGTTACCGTGGAGCTTCACAATATTCTGATAGGCGGTGCCCAACTCTTCAGGTGTCTTATACCCTTTGTTGAGTATCATGCCTTTAATCGGGTCGGACATGCCCTCAAGCCACGCGTCTGTACCGCCCGCGCCGCCGCCATCTCCGCCAGAGCCAGAACCGGCGCCACCGCCGTCTCCGCCATCTCCACCAGAACCAGAACCGCCATCTCCACCGTCCCCACCGTCTCCGCCAGAACCGGCGCCACCACCGTCTCCGCCATCTCCGCCAGCACCTTCACGGTAACCACCGAATGTGAATTTATCCATCGGTACGATAGACAATCGTAGCAGCCCAAACATCATCATTATCTTCATCAGCATTTAATTATTCTCCTAATTGACTCTTCAGCAAAAGTATCATATTGTTGTTTTTCCTGTGTTTGTTAATGGCTACGCTTAATGCACGTAGCATCTAAAGCCCCGATTCGTCGGGGTTTTATTTTTCTAGCTAAATAAATCCGCGTCTTTATCATCCATTATCTTCGGCAACGTGCCCGAAATTAATAAATCAAATATCGCATCCGTCGTTAAGTGCGTGTGCTCTTCAATACGTTTCCAGACTTCGTTACGACCAATCAGCACATCTTGCGCTCGGCTGTTCTGGTGGAATATTGATTCTCGTGCTCGGCAGAAACCAGCAAGGTCTTCCAGGACGACCAGTCGGTCATCATCACTGGCGCCGCCACCGAACACGCGACAATAGGCCTGTCGTCGTCGCTCGATAGTATGCTTAGCCTGTTGTTCGTCGTCTAGGGTCACTGGGCGGCTTTCATCACACCTGCAGCAGCGGGAGCAGCTTCAATCGCTTGTTGTATCTGCTGTTGCTC